AGGAGAAGAAGATGTATCGATCTCCAATGGTATCAGACTTCAAGGACATGGCCTACAATCCAATAACGAACAAGAAGAGAGGAGTGCAGATCAAACTACCTCATCAAGTATTAGCCAACAACAAACCTGGTGGACGTCTGAATCCGCTGTTCGTGGAATTCCTAATGGGATTTCCTATGAATTGGACAAAGATAGAGCCAACAGAATCAAAACTCTCGGAAACGCAATCGTCCCACAAATCGCAAGAGAAATAGGTTTAGCGATAAAAAAAGTTTTATCAGATTCTGACATAACTCAATGATAGTTTATTTAAAGTATTTAGCTGCTACAGTAATATTAACAGCGATTTGTTTACATTCATTTGATGTTTATCCTTGGGGAGTTATTGTGCATTTTACTGGTGCAATTTTATGGACTATTGTAGGTATAAAATGGAGAGAAGGTAGTATTCTTTTAAATTTCGTCCCACAAATATTTATTCTTGGTTCAGGTTTAGTTTACTATTTTTTTAAATAATTCAATCAAGAGGTGTAACTTTTTTAAAAAAGTGCTTGATTAATAAGCTCAGTATTTTATCGTTTTTGTGATTGGCAATAAAGTCAATCATAACTTTAACATAAGAGGTGTTATGAAAAAAATAAAAATAAGTAAAGCTTTTCTTCGAAACTGTGAAGGCTTTATGTTTGAACAAGTATTACTCGATAAGATTGATACTTATTTAAAAACAGATCATGAGCATGGTATGACTCTTAAAGGATTGACTAATGTTTCTCCAAGAGATCTCACTGCTACACTAGGAGATGGTAATCCTATCTTTAGTAAAACTGAAGTAAGTAAGATAATAAATCTTTTAGCTAAATTTGATTTGTCGTTAAAAGATATGGCCACGCATTGCTATAATAGTCGTGGGGAACGTGTCACTGACTCTAATTTAGATTACGAAAATCATGATTATGCAGCACCTGAAATAGAAGCTGCAGCTGAAAAGGTTTTAGAAGATCTTCAAGACTTCGAACCAAAACACTAGCCCATCCAATTGGTGTCAAGTCCATTGCACTTGGCACCAACTCTCTCTACAATTAACTGTTGCAACTTAAAAAAAATTTTTATATGACTAAGAACATTGGCAAACTCAATAAGTGTACAGATTGTAATGGTACTGGGTATATTATTACACATCATAAAAGTTACGTGAATTGTATCATTTGCAACGGATCAGGAACCACGTCTCACGGCCCTTTCAACACAGAAGCAGAACAAGTTTTATTATACAAATTAGCGTGGGACTATATAAATGGCAAAACAAAAGGATGGTATCACTGATCTTACTAAAGTTTTAATTAGTGCTGCCAATAAATTTACTGATGCAGAGTACACTAAGCTAACTCAAGTTATCTTTGCAATGTTACATGGTGTTAACTATGGTTATGACACTATGGATCAACGATTCTTAAATGATGCTCAGGATTTAAAGTTTGTTCATAACGCAGATAAAAAATTTAAAAAAATAATTAAAAAAAAGAAAGTAAAAAATAATGTAATTTACATTTCTAATTTTAGTAGGGAGTCTTCCAAAGATGATGCCTGATAACTATACTAAGAGTGAAATGATTTTAGATTTAAAAGAAATAAATGATCACATAAAAGATGAGAACTTACAAGGCGCAGCTATCACTCATTTAATTGAGGATGTTCAAGAACACTACGAGGTCGCTACTCGATTTAATTTTAAAAATTCGAAAGGCCACTATCGTGATTTACTCTCCAGACTTGTTAAGACTTATGGGCACTAAAATTACTGCAGATATTTTAGCTGAGAATCATATTAATAATGAACAGAAGTTGTGGCGACATGTAATTTTAAATGCGTTTGAAGATTGTAGAATTGAAGCTGGAGATAGAAAGTCATCATTAAATAAAACTGATGCACATTTTTGGATAGCAAGATCTAAAGACTTTGATCAAATTTGTTGGTGGGCTGGATGGGAACCTGATGATGTTCGATACCGATATTATAAAGCTCTTAAAAAAGGAGATATTAAATTTAAAAGAAAACATTTTTTATGGTTTGAATATAATGAATTATTTCAACGACTTAAAAAAGAACCTAATCAAGAGCTGCGTAAAACTTTAAGACGTAATTTAGAGAATAAGAGAAAGCAGATTATGTTAGCTGATAATGTTTATGTAGAAAATTTTTTGCGAAATTTTGAGGCAGGAAATTAGTAAAAGATCATAGTCATGGTGGATAGTAGAATTTAAACTTAGAGGGCAGGGAGCAATCGCCACCCTCTAAGCAGAAAGGAATCATATGATTAATATGAAACATCCCTTATAGATATACGTTTAAATATTAATTTCAAGTAAAAAAAAGAGCCCAGGGAGATGATAAAAAACCTGGGCTCTAGTTAACTAACAAAAAAGGCATTTATTAATGAAAAAAAAATAAATACTCTTAATTATTAATAGTTTTTACTTGCTTTGTAAAGGCTTTACCCTATATCTATAGGATCTGCCTTTTAGTTTAATTTCCATTAAACCTAAACGACATAAATCATCTAAATATTTGGTAATATTACAGATGGCCATGTCAAATCCTAAGTATTTTAGGATTGCAGCTTTAAGGTCTTTGGACGTGAACCAATGATGATTTCTCTGTTTTATTGGTATCCATACCCATATTCCATATACGATTGTAAAATGTCCCATATGTAAATATAAACTTTTAAAGCCATCGGCATCTTTTTTTAGATGAGAAAGTCTCATAAAAGTATGCATAATTACTGAGTCTAAGTGCTCATTGGTCCTTTGTCTTAACTCAGGGGTTGCATATTGTAGGTTATTTTTATTGGTATTTTTTTCTATAATCATTAATCCTCCTTTGTTTGTGATTGTTTATAGAATGGCCATGTAGCCGTAAGTGGCACCTAATTGTGGTGTACATCTATAGTGTCCTTTTATCTGTTTAGAATGATTCTAATGTAGGGGATAGGGCAGCAAGGCTCTCGGCTCTCGGACCACTTTCCTAATGCACTTTCTTACAAACAAAAAATAAAAAAATATGTAAAACATGAAAAATACTAGGAAACTAGGAAAATACTATATAAATCAACACTTCTAGAGCAAAATCAACTAGGAAAACACTAGGAAAATTCCTAGTAATACCAGGAAAAATTACTACAGAGGACGTCAAAAGTGCAAAAATTTTTATAAAAAAATGTTTGTAAGGAAGAGTATTAGGAGAAATTGTGATATAAGAGGTCAAGATGGCAAAAAGAAAAAACGTATTGAAATCAACCTCTGAGTTAACTTTAAAGCAAAAAGCTTTTGTAGATATATATGTTAGCAATTGGGGAGAGATAACCAAAGTAGAAGCTGCAAGAAGAGCTGGATACAAATCTAACAAACCTGAAGGACCAACAGAAATTGCCTCTAGACTCACAGATCCAAATAAGAACCCACATGTAGTCAGATACATGGAAATGAAGTACAACCAAGAATTAAAAAAACATGAAGGTGATAAATTAAAAAAGTATAAAAGATTTGAAACTTTAAGTAAAAAAGCAGAAGACAAAAAACAGTATGCAGTAGCTGTAAATGCAGAATTCAGATCAGGCCAAATGGCTGGTATGTTTGTAGATAAGAAAGAAGTAACACATGTTGGGTTGGAGGGAATGAGTCGTGAACAATTGGAGAAAAGGTTATCCGAACTTGAAGGTAAAATCGGAGAGGCCAAAAACATCATTGACGTTACGCCAGAAGAGATTGGTTAAGACCGGGAATTGGATGCAAGTGTTTAATGAGGTTCACAACAAACATTTAAACAGCTCAGTAGGTATTGTTTCAATTTTAATTAAGGAGAAGAAATGATATTGCTAAAACTTTACTATGTAAAAAATTTTCATATTCCTGAAACTTTACTATGTAATATTTTTTCATATTCCTAAAACTTTACTATGTAAAAAATTATGAAAAAGGTAAAAAGAAAAAGTAAAAAAATTTTAATACCTAAAAAAATAAATTCAGAAATTGAAAAATATCCAATGGTTTCTTGCGAGTGGTTTGATATTGTTAGCGATAGCAGTTGGAGTAGTTTTGAACAAATAAAAAATTCTGATCTTGCAACTTGTATTACAAAAGGACACTTGTTATCTCAATCAAAAGGCATTACAAGAATATTTGGCGATTATTCATTGTCAGAAGATAAGAAAAGAATAGAGACTATTGGAAATACAACATTAATTCCTAATTCAGTAATTAAAGAAATAAAAAAAATATAGTTGTAATTAAAAAATTACTCTTTATATCTTATTTTCATGGGAAATCTTTTCGCACATATATTATATTTTTGTATTGCTTATCCAATACCTACGTTTTTTATAGCCTTTTTTGGTTGGTTATTATTGTCTTTTTTCTTTAAATTATAGACTTGCATATCTTATCATCATGGGATAAGTAAAGGAATGAATAAAAAACAAAAAATTTTAAAATTTCAAAAAGTCTTAAATGAAGAAATCTTAAAATATAAAAAAACTGATGAATATAAAAAAATTAGTAATGAGTTAAAAGTTCTTTATTCTAAAATTAACAAACTAAAAAAGGAGCAATAATGGGTTTTGATATAAGTGGTTTAAATCCAAAAAATGAAAAGGGCGAATACTTTAGAAACAACGTTTGGTATTGGCGACCTTTAGCACAATATGTACTTGAAGAGACAAAAGTAATAGATGAAAAAGATCAAGAGAGTTGGCACTATAACGATTGTCATGAAGTACCAAAAGCACAAGCAGAGCAGATCGCAAAACAATTAGATCATTTAATTGCAAGTGGTCATTGTAAAAAGTTTGCTCAAGCATGGGAAAAGAGAAGAGAAAAAATAGAAAAACACAATGAACAAGTTGAAAAGGAACTTGAAAAACATTGTGAAGAAGTACAAACACGATTAAATGATATAGGTCTTGCACCAAAAGATTTTCCAAAAGAAGATCACGATAAATGGGAAGAGATTTATAACAAAAGAAATAGTGATGGTTCTTACCCATTTACAGAAGAAAACGTAAAAGAATTTTCTGAATTCTGTAAAAATAGTGGTGGATTTACTATTGGTTAAAAAGAATTTTTTGATTATTTTTAACAACTGTTATAAAATAAAAATAATCTTGTGGTGTTAGTAGTGGGGATTGACCTAACAAAAGCACCACAACAAACTAACAAATACAAGGAGCAATAATGAGTAATAAACAAATAAGTAAAGACAATAGAGAATATTGGTCAAATAAACTTTCTCGTAAGTTCAGAGAAAAGAAAAGCACCATTGAATCTCTACATCAAGCAGAAATAAACGAAACAACTCAAAAGAACTTTCCAACTTTTGTAAAAAGATTAGGAGTTGAAAAAGATATTGAAAAGTATCTGAAAGTTGAAAAAGAGTTTAACGATTATTCTAAAAACTATCAAAAGAGACTTGAAGAAAAAAGAGAACAAGTTAAAAAATTCTTTAAAGTCTTAAGTGATAAATTAGGAAATTGGGCAGAAACTCGTAATTGGGAACTTTACGATATACCAAAATATAATTATGATGATAAAATATATGATCTTAAAGATAAAGTTGATAATTATTTAAAAGATCAATGTAAGATAGAAACAAGAAAAGCATTTTATAATTCTAAAAAAGGAAAAGAATTGCAAATGCTTGATGAGTTGGAAGAAAAAGCAACTGATTTATTACATAGTGATATGATTGGTTCAGAGGTATTAAAACAAATATCTTTGATTGCTAAACAAACTCAAATTAATATGACAATTCCAAGTGAAACAATAAAAGCACTACCAAATGGTTAGTATTGAAACACTTGTAAAAATATATAAAAACTTTGGCGATAGAGAAAATCTATCGCCATTGGGAAGTGCAGATGAAGAGATTATGTGGAATTCCAAACTAACACCAAAACAAGTTAATTGGTTGGAACGATTTATTATTGTTTGGGATTATGCAACTAATCTTGATGTTCAATTAAATAAAATAAGTGCTATGGCAAAAAAGGAGTAATAATGGCAAAAGATAAATATTGGCAAAATTTAGTAAATAAACATTTAGTAGGAAGAAAGATTGTTAAAGTTGAATGGTTAAGTCCAAAAGAAACTGACAGATTGTTTGGTTGGAGTTTTCAACCATGTGAAATACATTTGGACAATGGAACAGTTTTGACACCAAGTGCAGATGATGAGGGAAACGAAAGTGGAAGTATTTTTACAAATATTACTGAACTTGGTTGTATTCCTTGTTTTAGGGATTAATGACTTTAAGACAAATATTTATAAGAGCAAAAAAGATTAATCCTTTGTACAATGGAACCTTTGCAGATTTTATAAAAGATTTTTCTAATTGCAGAGAATGTTTTTTTGTATCTGTTAAGGAGTGGAAGAAATACGCATTTACAAAGAAAATTGAAAAGGCACTTGATAAACATTATAAGAAATATTATCATTAAATTGACTAGTTAAGCCCTAACAAAGCGAGAGTGGAGTTAGGGCTTTTTTTATGTTATTGACTTAATAACATAATGAAAAAATCAGAAAGTTTGCTTTGGCAACGTATCAAAAAATTAAAATTAAAAGGTCAAATTTTTCGCATAGAAAGTAATACAATCAATGGAATTGCAGATGTTTATTGGTTGATAAATGGGAAAAGTATTTGGATTGAACTCAAGTCGAATGATGTCAAGAATTTAGGACTTTCAAAGTATCAGATTAATTGGCATTTAGAACATTATCAAAATAAAGGCACTTCATTTATCTTGCGAGAGGTACTCTCGCAGAGACAACCCAAACGTTTTGAACTTTGGTTGGTTCGTGAACCGAGAACCTTGATACTTGACTATTCTTCCGAAAATTTAAAAAAAATTTTTCAAAAAATCTTGACGCAATAACCACGTCTCACGCACCTATCGGTGCGTGAAACTTTGCTATGCAATTTTGAAACCATTTTACTATTACTAAAACTCACGTATGCGAATTGCGTGAAACTTTGCCATGCAACTTTTTTTTCTTTTGTCTATAACTAATACCTACGCATGCGTGAAACTTTGCTATGCAAATTTTTTACCTTTATTACTATAACTAATTATCAATTGGTCCTTGAACCGTGGCAGCTCTTAGCAGCTCTCCAGGTTATTGGTCCCGGTGGTCCTGGAGTCATGGCAGCAGAAGCTTCTAAAAATAAAATTTGACAGCTGCATGCCTCCCGTGTTAATAAGATGCAAATCAACTAACAAAAGGTAAAAAAATGATAATGTTTAAAGATCTAAAAAAAGGGCAGGAAATAAAAAGCAGCCAGCTGCATCCATTTATTTTATGCAGCGGAAAGCTTCTAGAATCTCCGAAGCAAGGCAAGGGCATTAAGAAAACTATGCTAATAGATGCCAAAGGCAGCGAGCTGGGTTTTTTCGATGAAGCTGGCAGCGTATACAGTCACCAAATAAAATTGGCTAAGGTTAACGGTAACTGGGAGAAGGTGATTCATGCCGCTTCTTAATTATTACAGCCAAACCAAAATGGCCAAAGGGGAGGCGTTTGGATATAAGACAGCAATTTTGCATCTTGCGCCATTCGATTTAAGTGGCAGAAACGTGTGCCCAAAAGCAACCAAAGGACCAGGGGGCTGCATTGCCCCCTGTTTAAATACTTCAGGCCGTGGCCAAATGGGCAGCGTTCAAAAAGCTAGAATAAATAAAACTAATTTATTCTGGACCAATAAGAACGCATTCTTATGGCAGCTAAGTACTGAAATAGAGCAGCTCAAAAAAAGGGCAGCAAGCCAGGGCTTCAAGTTTGCGGTTCGATTGAATGGGACTAGTGATCTTCCATGGCATCGGATGAAAGTCGATGGCGGTGGCAGCTTAATGCAGCTACATCCTGATGTCCAATTCTATGATTATACAAAAGTTTTAAATTATTTAGATCATGATTTAAAAAACTATCATATAACATTTAGTGACAGCGGAAAGAATCACCTGGACCAATTAGCTGCAATTGAAAAAGGTGCGAATGTTGCAGTAGTGTTCAAGGATAAGCTGCCCAAAACCTGGATGGATCGGAGAGTCATAAACGGTGATAAGCACGACCTTCGATTTAAAGATCCGTGTGGCGTGGTTGTGGGTTTGGTAGCTAAGGGACTCGGACGGAAAGTAACTAAAAATTCATTTATTAAAACGGCAGTTTAGAATGTTTCTAATGTGGGTTTTTATTCAGGTATTATGGAAGGAAATTCTAGTCCTTATTTTATTATTTTTAATTTTTTCAATTTTTTAAAATAAGGGCTTGATATTATCCTAAAAATAAATAAATTAATGGGACGTGATAAATAAAAACAAACTAACAAAAAGGAGTTAATTATGAAATCACTGAAACAAATGTTAACAGACGTTAACAATAAAAAGATTGATTATAAAGCTTTAGTTTATAGTCAATTTACTGACACAATAAAAAACTATAGTAAGGTCACTAAATTATTAAAACCTGAATTAGTTGAACATTGTGAATTAAATGACAATTATTTCCAATTTAAACAACCAAAAACAATTGGAAAAAAAGGTCTTTATATTGGATCAGTACAATTAGTGACTAAAAATACAAGTCGATTTGATGTCACTAAATTCAAAAAAGAACATCCTGAATTATATGCTAAATATTTAATTGGTGGTGTCTCTAATGAATTAAGAACTAATTTCAAATTAGAGAATAATTAATATGGATATCTTTTTATATATACTTTTAATCATGGCAAGTTTTACAATTGCTTTTTTAGGTGTTGTAATTCTTTTTTCAGTCGATGTTTGGCTAGGGTTTACCCTAGCCACACTAGGCATAATTTTGTCATTAAGAACTATAGGAAGGGTTTAATCATGGCTAGATTATCTTATAGAGGGTATAACCTTAGTTTAAAACCTCTTAGAACTGATAACTTATGGCAATTAGAACTCGAAAAAAGTGGAGGGGAGGTCGTACACACTTACACGATCGACCCTAAAAAAACACTTTTAGAGGTTGAAAAATTTGCCTTAGATGAGGTCGATAAAAAAATAAAAGAGGAAATAAACTCTTAATAATAAACACGGCACAACCTAGGGTTGTGCCGTGGCTCCCTTCTCTTCAATAGAGGTACCAAACCAAAACCAAAATTAAAACAAAAAAAATTAAATTTTTTTTGCGAAAAATTTTTATATGTTACTTAACTTTTACTAAAACTTGTAGCGCAAATACATGGAGTAAGGCCTTAAACGTTTGGGGGTTTATTTTAAGGGGACCCAAGGGTATAGTGAATCTATATGACAAATACAGAATTGTTGACCACAGATCAGCTACGAGAGAGGCTCGAAAAAGTATGGTTAAGACATATAAAATTATGCCAAGATAACTTCTTATATTTTGTTAAGAATGTTTGGCCAGATTTTATCTGTCGTACTGATAAAGATCCTAACCGTTGGGGACATCATCAACATATTGCACACGAGTTTACAAAAATATCTAAGCACAAAAAAGGAAGGCTCATTGTGAATATGCCTCCTAGACATACCAAGTCAGAATTTGCATCCATCTATTTTCCAGCTTGGATGATAGGAAAGTTTCCTAAGATGAAAATTATGCAAGTGTCTCACAACGCAGAACTTTCTGCGAGATTTGGTGCGAAGGTAAGAAATTTAATTGACAGTCCAGAGTATAAACAAATCTTTGGAGATGTTAGACTAAGAGAAGATAGTAAGGCTAAAGGACGTTGGGAGACCAATCATGGTGGGGAATACTTTGCAGCGGGTGTTGGCGGTTCTATCACAGGACGAGGGGCGGACTTACTTATTATCGATGATCCACATACAGAACAAGATTCGTTATCTGATTCTGCAATGGAGAGAACTTATGATTGGTATCTTTCAGGACCAAGACAACGTTTGCAACCTGGAGGCTCGATTGTTTTAGTAATGACAAGATGGGCTCAAGATGATTTGACTGGTAGATTAATCAAAGCAGAAACGGAACCTAAAGCAGACAAGTGGGAAAAAATTTCTTTTCCAGCAATCTTGGACGAGGACAGTGAGCCGAGACCCGTGTGGCCTGAATATTGGGCTCTAGATGAATTAGAAAAAGTTAAGGCGTCATTATCCATACGTAATTGGTCTGCTCAATACATGCAGAATCCAACTTCAGAAGAAGGAGCCATTTTAAAAAGAGAATGGTGGCAGCCATGGAAAGGGGATATGCCAGTTTTAAAACATGTCATACAATCTTACGATACTGCATTTAGTAAAAAAGAAACTGCGGATTATTCAGCTATCACTACATGGGGAATATTCACGCCCCACGAATCAGGGCCTGATGCCATAATGTTAATTGATGCAATCAAAGGTAAATATGATTTTCCAGAATTAAAAATGGTTGCTTTAGATCAATACAAATATTGGCAACCTGAAACTGTAATCATTGAAGCTAAAGCAAGTGGACAAAGTTTATTACAAGAATTTAGAAGAATGGGAATTCCTGTTATGGATTACACTCCAGGACGTGGCCAAGATAAACATTCAAGGGTTAATGCATGTGCTCCAATATTTGAATCTGAACAAGTTTATTACCCAAGAGATGAACATTTTGCTCAAGAAGTAATTGAAGAGTGTGCAGCGTTTCCTCATGGAGAACATGACGATTATGTGGACAGCACTACACAAGCTATGTTAAGATATCGGCAAGGTTCGTTTATAACAACTTATTCTGACGAGGATGAGGTAGAAAGTTATAGACAACGTAAATACGTATATTATTAAAAGGAGAAAAGACATGTCGAAAAAGAAATTAAGAAAAGCATTGATGGGTGCAGCAGCACTTTACGGTGCTTCAAAACTAATGGGTATGGGAGCAACTAAAACTCCTACTGGTGCACCTCCAAGTGCAAAGACACCATTATCATCAAAAAAAATTGGTAAGACAATTGTAAGAGATACAGGATCAAAAACTATGGTTGGAACTCCTGTAAAAACTACAGTTGATAAAGATGCACTTCCAAGAGAAATAAAAGAAAAAGTGCAAAAGGTTGCTAAGACAAATGAGAAAATAAAAAAAGCAGTAGTCGCAAGAAAGAACGAAGGTATGCTTTCACCTCTTATGCCAAAATCTGAAAGTCAGTATAGAGCTATGACAAAACCTAATTCAGGTCTAAATTTTATGGACGGTGCTAAAAAAGGTAAAATGATTAGAGCACGAGGTGGTGGAATGGCAATACAAGGAATGAAACCTACTAAATTATATTAATGGCTGAAATCGATAAAGTGATTGAAGAGGAGATTGAAACTCCTGACACTGAAGAAGTAGATGTTGAAGTAGAATCTGAAACAGAAACAGATTCTGATGTTATGGCTGCTGTAGAAAACGCAGCTGATGCATTCTATAAAAACATCGCAGAAGACATGTCAGATGAAGTTCTTCAGAGAATGTCTAATCAATTACTTGACGATTATAAAAAGGATAGAGTTTCAAGAAAAGATTGGGAGACGTCTTACACAAATAATTTAGATCTTCTTGGAATTAAACACACTGAGATGACTAGACCGTTCAAAGGGTCGGCATCCGTGACTCATCCACTTTTATCAGAAGCTGTTACTCAATTTCAAGCGCAAGCTTATAAAGAATTACTTCCATCTTCAGGACCAGTTAGAACAAGAGTCTTGGGGATGGAAGATGATCAAAAAGTAAATCAAGCGCAGCGTGTTCAAGATTTTATGAATTACATGATTACTGAGGAGATGGAAGAATATACTCCTGAGTTTGATCAATTACTATTCTATCTAGCTTTAGCAGGTTCAGCATTTAAAAAAGTTTACTACGATGAAGTAATGCAAAGAGCTGTATCTAAATTTATACCAGCTGAAGATTTAGTGGTGCCTTATTATGCTACAGATTTAATGGATTGTGAAAGAATTACTCACGTAATTAAAATGGGTGAGAACGAAATTTTAAAAAAACAACAAGCTGGTTTTTATAGAGACGTAGAATTAAAACCTACATCAACAGGTCCAACTGAAATTGAAAAAAAATATCAAGAGTTAGAAGGTGTAACTCCTGGTGGTGATAAACAATATTCTTTTTCTATTTTAGAAATGCATGTTGATTGCAATTTAGAAGAATTTGAAATGCAAGATGCAGACAAACAAGTAAAAGTTCCTTACATCGTAACTATCGATGAAGGTTCAGGACAGATTTTATCTATCTATCGTAACTATGATATTGGAGATGAACTTAAAAAACGTAAAGAATATTTTGTTCATTTTAAATTTTTACCAGGTTTAGGTTTTTATGGCTTTGGATTAACACACATGATTGGTGGTTTAAGTAGAACTGCTACACAATCTTTAAGACAATTGCTTGATGCTGGTACATTATCTAACTTACCAGCTGGATTTAAGTCCAGAGGTATAAGAATTCGTGACGATGATCAGCCATTTCAACCGGGAGAGTTTAGAGATGTAGACGCACCGGGAGGAAATATCAAAGATCAGTTTCAAATTTTACCATTTAAGGAGCCATCAGCTACATTATACCAACTAATGGGCTTTGTTGTACAAGCTGGACAGAAATTTGCAGCGATTACTAACATGGATACAGGCAATGACATGCAAAATAGAGCTGTTGGTACCACTGTTTCGCTGTTGGAACGTGGTTCGAGGGTCATGAGTGCTATACACAAGCGATGTTACTACTCAATGAGAAGAGAATTTAGACTTTTATCCAAAGTTTTTGCAACATATCTACCACCAATCTACCCATATTCAGTATATGGTGCAGATCAAGCAGTTAAACAGACAGATTTTGACGATCGAGTGGACGTAATTCCTGTTGCAGACCCAAATATCATGAGTATGGCGCAAAGAGTTACACTTGCAAACGAAAATTTAAAGATTGCTATGTCAAATCCTATGATGCATAACTTGAGAGAGGCATATCGAAGAGTATATGAAGCATTAGGGACTCAAGATATCGATCAAATACTTAAACCTTTAGAAAAACCTATGCCAAAAGATCCTGCAACAGAAAATATGGAAGTATTAGCTATGAAACCACTTAAAGCATTTCCAGATCAGGATCATGATGCGCATATCAATGCACATAGAGCATTTATGTCTACAAGAATGGTGCAGATTAACCCACAAGTTTACACTGCTTTACAAGCACACATATCTGAACACGTTTCATTAAAAGCACAAGGTGAAGTTGGAGCTGCTATTGCAAATGATCCTATTATGCAAGGTAGATTACAATCTGACCCACAAGGTGCACAAGTAGAAATCAACGCAATGATAGCAAATAGAGTTTCACAATTGACTATTGAACTTGCTCAATCAGAAGCTATGGGTCAAAAACAAGATCCATTAGTAATGTTAAAACAAAGAGAATTAGATTTAAGAGCTATGGACATGCAACGTAGAGCTGATGAAGCAATGATGAATATGGATATCAAAGAAAATCAAATTGAAGAACAATTAGATTTAGAAAAAATGAAAATAGAAAATAATGAAGACCAAGCAGCAGAAAGAATTAGAATTGCTGAAGAAAAAATTGAATTAGCTAAAGCTAAGAAAAAATGATGAATAAAAAATTAAAATATAAATCAAAATTTAGATATGGTGGAGGTGCTGATGCTGGAGGAAAAAAATCTCCAGGTAAAGGGACTTATAAATCTCCTGTTCAAAAATATACTCCAGGCCCTGGAGACACAGGTGGCCAAGGAGGGAATAATAATACAGTTACGAGAAGTGTATCTACTGATAAGAAGACAATAAAAAATCCATTTAAAAATATTTCTGGAAATACCATAATGACGGCTGCTCTTAATGCTGCAGCTTTTCCATTAGGTTATGTTTTAGATGCTTTTAACAAACCGAAAAAACATCCATTTAGTGCTAATACAAAAAAACAAACTATTCCAAAACCACCACCTAATCTTGGAGGAGGAGAAGGAAGATCAACACCACTTTGTCCAGATGGAACACTACCACCTTGCAAAGTTGAAAAAGTTGTTTCGACAAAACCAACTTCACCAACTGATACTTTTTTAGGAAATTTTCAAACTTATAATTCTGGAGGTATATCTTATGGTCCTCCACCTAAAAGAGGCCCTAACCCACAAGTGCCTCCTGTAAAAATGAAAAATGGTAAAATGACAAAAAAATATAAAATGTCTTGTCCTCACAGACCAGATGGAATTAGAGGTGTGGGTGCATCTATAAGAGGACATAAATTTATAGGAGTTAGATAATGTGGTTTCAAGCTATTAAACTTGCAGTTTCTGCAGGATCAAAAATTTACGCAAATAAACAAAAAGCAAAGATGGCTATGTCTGATGCACAATTGCTACATGCAGAACGTCAAGCACGTGGTGAGGAAGCTTACCAAGGAAAATTATTAGAAGCTAGACAATCGGACTGGAAGGACGAGGCGGTCCTCATCATATTAAGTTTGCCCGTGTTGGTGCTTGCATATGCGGTGATATCGGATGATCCGACTGCCATGGACAAAGTAAAATTATTCTTTGAAATGTTCTCGCAACTGCCGGGATGGTTCACAAATTTGTGGATCCTTGTCGTGGCGAGCATATATGGCATTAAGGGAACACAAATATTTCGTAATGGAGGGAAGAAATGATTTGGAATTGGATAAAAAATTTATTTAAACCAAAAGTGCAAAAAGATCCCCATGAAGAAATGTTCGAAAAGAATGAGTATTCTGTAGAGCAGCTTCAAAAAATGACAAAAGGAGATCTTAAAAAATTAAAAGCACAAGGTAAAATAAAAAGTATTGCACATCCTTTTTATTAGTATATAGATTCTATATGAGTCTAAGATCTGCTCTTATAAATGCATTAGAGGATAGATATAACGCACAAATATCTGAGGCGGATGCTACAATACAAATTTATTTAGAAAAGCCAGTCGCCATAGGCGAACATCCACAACATTTAGATGAAATAGATAAATTAATTGAAAAAATTTCTCACGCAGAAGAAAAATTACAAATCTTACAACAATTTAAAATATGATCCGTGGAGATAGCTCCGAATATGATTTATTAAAAAAATGGTGCGAGACATTACCATTTTATGAAGATCCAAAATCAGTAACTACTTGTGAAGTTGGAGTTAGAGAGGGATTAGGTTCTCAAATAATAATGATGAGTATTGCACCAAGATTAGGTAAAACAGAATATCAACATTATGCAATAGATCCTTATGGAGATCTTGAATATGACCATTTTGATAATTGTCCACAATGGAAAAGGGATGGAAAGTGGACTTCTAAAGCACCAACATATTCAAATGATATGAGAGATCAAATGGTAAAAGATTTTGCTTCAAACCCTAATTTTAAATTTTATAATATGACTGACGTTGAATACATGGACATATTTAATTTAAGTAAAACAGTTTATGATTTAGTATTTCTTGACGGTCCACATACTACAAAAGATATATTAAGGGAAGCCTTATGGTTTGCAGAAAGATCTAGAAAAGGTTCTAGAATAATTATTGATGATTATAATCTATGTAATTTTGAAGTCATAAGAGCAGCAATCTCATATTGGGATTTTAAAATACATGAAAAAGGTAACCATAAAGTTTGTTTACAAAAATGTTAGATCCTCGTACAAGAGAACAAATTGAAAATGTAATAAGAAGAAATATTAAAGACGTAAAAGATCATATCTGCTACGGGGTTGAAACGGAATCTCAGTTGATGTATGCTAGGGGCAGACTCAGCGCCTTAGAAACGCTGCTTCAGGATATTAAAAACCTGCACAAGGAGGATAACGATGGTACAATTGATAAAACCTAAACTTACAGATTTCGGTTCGAAAGAAAATAAGGAAGAGGTCAAATCACAAATTCCAACAGATCCAGAAGGCATCAAAAAATATCTTGAAATCATACCAAACCCTGTAGGATACCGTATGCTTGTAAGACCATGGTCAGGACAAGCAAAAACAAAAGGCGGTGTTATTTTAGCAGACGAAACTCAAGACAAAATTCAAATGACTACTGTTGTTGGACTTGTTGTAAAAATGGGTGACCTTTGTTATCAAGATAAAGAAAAATTTCCAAAAGGTGCTTGGTGTAATGAAGGCGAATTTGTCATTTACGGCAGATATGCTGGAAGTAGATTTCAGACTAAATACGGTGAACACCGTATATTAAACGATGACGAGATCATAGGAACTATAGGTAAGCCAGAAGATATTCTCCATTTATTTTAATAAAGGAGGATAAACATGGCAGAAGTAAAAGACTATAGTGCGGAAGCTCTATTAGCCAAAGAAAAAGAAGTCGAGTTAGATACTGATGACGTAAAAGAAGAAAGTATAGAACTTGAACAAAAAGAAGAAACTAAAAAAGAACCTAACTTAAATTTAGGTGAAGTTGATTTAGGTTACACTGATCATTCAAAACCAAAAGAAGAAAAATCAGATAAACCTGAAATTGAAATAACTGAAGAAAAAGAAAAACCGAAACAAGAAACAAAAGAAGAAAAACAAACTGAAGAAAAACCAAACTTACAAGAATCAAGAAGAGATTATCAAAAAAGAATAGATAAACTTGTTTTTCAAAAGAAAGAAGCTGAACGAAGAGAAAAAGCTGCTCTTGATTTTGCAAAAGGTCTACAAAAAAAGTACGACCAAACTTCTCTTAAATTTAAAGAGTCTGACGAACAGTATCTAAAAGAATTTGATGCTAGAGTTGATGCTCAAAGAGAACAAGTAAAAGTGGCTTTGAAACAAGCTATTGAGTCTAATGATGCTTCACAAATTATGGAAGCAAATGATAAATTAACTCAATTAGCTGTTGAAAAAGAAAAGGCTCGATTAGAATTATCTAATAGAGAAAAACAAAAAAAAGAAGAAGAAACCAATAAATCAACAAACAACGTACAAGCTGAACCTCAAACAGCGGAATCATCAGAACAAACACAAATTACTCCTAGAGCTAAGAAGTGGGCTGAGGAAAATGAATGGTTTGGAACTGATGAGGTCATGACTAATGCTGCAATCACAATACATAACAATATATCTCAAGAGGGTATTGAAGTAGACAGTGATGAGTATTATAATGAAGTTAATTCAAGACTAAGGAAATACTTTCCAGAAAGTTTTGATAACACTAAGGACGAGCCTAAAAAAGAGACACCGAAACCCGTCCAAACGGTTGCCTCGGCTGGTCGTAGTCAACAAGGACGCAGAACTGTGAAACTCACCAAGTCACAAGTAGCTATTGCTAAACGATTAGGGGTGCCACTAGAGGAATACGCTAGATACGTGAAGGAGGATAAATAATGAGTACAATTAAGAGAACTTCACGAGAGTCTGAGACTAAGGCAACAAAAGAAGCCAAAAAAACTTGGGCTCCACCATCCAGTTTGGATGCGCCACCTGCACCGAACGGGTACAGTCATAGATGGATTCGTACTACCGTTCAAGGTTTTGAAGATACAGCTAATGTATCTAAAAAAATGAGGGAAGGTTGGGAATTTGTAAAAGTCGAACAAGTTCAAAACGAAATCGGCACTAACAAGTATCCTTACTATACCGAAGGTAAATACGAGGGGTGTATTGGAATTGGGGGCCTTGTGCTGGCAAGGATACCAAATGAGATTTTGGAAAGCCGTGCGGAGTATTTTAAAAGACTTACGCAAGACAGAATGAATGCGGTGGACAATGATCTTATGAAGGAACAGCACCCAGACATGCCAATCAATATTGATAGGCAGTCTAAAGTGACCTTTGGTGGTGGAAGCAAAAAATAATTTTGCAATAGCCATTAGGGTTTAAAGTAAACTGTTAAAAGGAGAAACATAACATGGCAAACGTAAGTGAAAAGTTTGGTCTAAGACCTTACAGAAAACTAGACGGTACACCATTAGTTGGAGCTCAGAACAGATATACGATTGCGTCAGGATATTCAGATGCGATTTTCCAAGGAGAAATGGTTGAACCATTAGGAACTGGAAACATCCAAAGACATGGTCCTAACACATCAGATGCTGTTGTGGGTGTTTTTAACGGATGTTTTTACACAGACCCAACTACTAAGAAACCTACATACAGTAACTACTATCCTGGCGGTATCGCTGCTAGTGATATTACTGCATTCGTAATTGACGATCCAGATGCAGTATTTTTAGTAGATGCTGATGAGGCTTTCACAAGAGCTGATCTGTACAAGAACTACTCTGTTACAAATACAACGGGTGTAACAACAACAGGATTATCGAAACAACAACTAGACGTTAGTGTTTCAGGAACTGCAACTACTTTCGCTATTCAAGCGATTGATATTTGTCAAGATCCAGAAAACTCTGACACTGGTTCAGCAAACGCAAATATTCTTGTTAGAATCAACAACCACTTCTACAGAAGTGGAACAGGTATAGCGTAAAGGAGAATAACCATGGCAATATCACGATCACAACTAGTTAAAGAACTAGAGCCAGGTTTGAATGCTTTATTCGGCCTGGAATATAGTAGATATGAAAATCAACATGCGGAGATTTTCACTACTGAAACATCTGACAGAGCTTTTGAAGAAGAAGTAATGTTAAGCGGTTTCGCTTCTGCACCAACTAAACAAGAAGGTGCTGGAGTAGTGTTTGATACAGCAGGTGAAACATTCACAGCTAGATACAACCACGAAACAATTGCTTTAGCATTTGCTATCACTGAAGAAGCAATCGAAGATAACCTATATGACAGATTAGCTGCAAGATACACAAGAGCTCTTGCAAGATCTATGTCAAATACGAAGCAAGTTAAAGCTGCAAACGTATTGAACCAAGCACAATTTACTGCTGTGACTGGTGGAGACGGTGTTCCGTTAATTTCGGCATCTCACCCATTAGCTACTGGTGGTACATTCTCAAACGTTCTTTCTGTTGCTGCAGACTTAAACGAAACTTCACTTGAGCAATCGTTAATCGACATCGCAAGTTTTGTAGATGAAAGAGGATTAAGAATCGCTTCTCAAGGTAGAAAAATGATAATTCCAAAAGAATTACAATTTACTGCTGAGAGATTGATGAAAACTCCTCAAAGAGTCGGAACTGCTGATAACGATATCAACGCAATCGCTTCAATGGGAATGGTACCAGAAGGGTACTCAGTTAACAATTTCTTAACTGATACTGATTCTTTCTTCCTATTGACTGATGTGCCTAACGGATTAAAACACTTCGTTAGATCACCAATCAAAACTGCGATTGAAGGTGACTTCGATACTGGTAACGTAAGATTTAAAGCTAGAGAAAGATACTCTTTTGGATTCTCTGATCCAAGATGTATTTTTGGTAACGGAAATCTACCAACTAGCTAATAATTAATACATATTAATTACTCTAAAAGGGCGGTGCATTTGCACTGCCCTTTTTTTTATGTTAAGTCAAAAATGTGAATTTTATTTTTTTAAAAGAAAACGCATACTCAAAAGAATCGTGTAATCAACTTATAGATTGGTTTGAGAAAAATTTACATCTTGCTTCTAAAGGTAAAGCGGGAGAAAAAGATCTAGATAATTTAGAAATACCTCTTGAATTAACATCAAGTCAATCTTTTGGTAATTTAGGCTTGTCTTTACAAGAAGCCGTTAATCAATTCAAAAAAGAATATCCTTTATTTGACAAAAAATTATGTATGTGGAGTCTAGATCCATTTTGTCAACTTTGCCGATTTCTACCTAATAAATATTACAATCATATCCATTGTGAGCAAGATGGAACAAAAGAATATTTAAAGAGGGTATTTGCATGGATGATTTATTTAAATGACATAGATGAAGGTGGTGAAACTGAGTTTTTACAACATAAATTTAAAACAAATCCAAAAGCAGGAAATCTTTATATTTGGCCAGCTGGTCTTACTCATATGCATCGAGGAGTTCCGTGCAATGAAAATAAATATTTTATAACTGGATGGTTTAGTTACAAATAAATTTATGATAATATATAGTACCTAGAAAAATAATTTTGTAGACTGACTAGGCAGACGGTATAGAGACTACAAAATTTAACCGCTATACAGGAGACTAAAATGGCAAACACTACTTTTCAAGGACCAGTAATATCCAAGAATGGTTTTATTGGTACTGGACCAGGTTCTACAGTTGCGCTTACGGCTAATACTACTTTAACTGTAAACGATCATGCTGGAAGAATTTTATTAACACAAGATGCTGATGGTATTTTTACTTTACCATCAATTGTAGCTACGGCTGATTCTGCAGTTGCAGGGCCAGGAGCTGATCTTAACAACAAAAACAATATTGGTGCAACGTTTATGTTTTACGTAGACACAACTGCAACTGACGTTCAAATTGTTACTGATGGAACAGACAAATTCACGGGTGCAGCTATGATTGCTGTAGATGATGGTGCTAAAAAAGCATTCTTTCCAGGAGCTTCTAATGATGTTTTATCTATGAATGGATCTACAACAGGAGGAATAGTTGGATCTGTTGTAACAGTTACTGCAATTGAAGCAGCTAACTATCTTGTTCATAATACATTACTATTAGGTTCAGGAACAATCGTAACACCATTTAGTGATACGTAATAATTAATTAGTGGCTCCTTCGGGAGCCACAAATAAAGGAGAAAATTATGGGTGGAGGAAGTTTTTCATCAGATCAATCAGTGGCTCATGCTACATCTACTGCACAAATGGTTGCTATAGGTGGAACTGGTAAAACAAACAGAGTAAGGTTAACTTCTATACAAGCTAAAGGTAATGCAAGTGGTTCAATCATATTTAGAACGGGTGGTGGATCTGGAGATATAGTAGCTACATATTTATTTGGCACTGAAGGTTTAGATATGTATTTACCGGGAAATGGTATTTTCTTTAAGGACGGAATTCATGCAACAATTGCTGGAACTACAGGCGTAACAATTACATTTACGTAAGATGAAATTAGAATATTACGCTGATATTCTGGAATTAAAGAGAGGTGGCGATGTACAGCCACCTAAAACAAAAAAATATTTTAGAGCAACTAAATCAGGTGCGGGTATGACCTCAGCTGGAGTTGCGAGATACAGAAGAGAAAATCCTGGATCTAAACTAAAAACGGCTGTGACTGGAAAAGTCAAACCAGGCTCAAAAGCTGCAAAACGTAGAAAGAGCTTTTGTGCGAGGTCAGCGGGGCAAATGAAAAAATTTCCTAAAGCTGCCAAAGATCCAAATTCAAGATTAAGACAAGCTAGACGGAGATGGAAATGCTAGTTTATGTCTTATCTAAATGCTAACATACCACCTATATATTGTAAGGTAAGAAAGGAGTATCTTTATGATCTTAAAAAACATCACGGAGAAAGTGAAGACTGTGTGGTCTTCGGTCTTACATCCATTTCAGGACGTGCGATCTTATTTAACATCATGCTTCCCAACGGTGCATGCTTTTGGCGTTTGCCTATCTCAGCGTTTTTCCAAAAACAGTTTGATAGAGCCGATGTGCCGAATATGCAGACGCACGAGTTGGAATTGTGGAACTGTTTTAGTTATTGGCCTAGTGTTCATCGCTTTGATTGGTTGGCTGGTATAAAAGGAAAATATTTAGGCCTAGATAAAAAATTTTATCATGGAGAATATTTATTCACGATTGATTGGGGTCATCCAGATGTTAATATATTGGATGTTGAGCATTCTGAAATACCTCAAGAACATAAGTGTGCGCATATATTGGCTCTTGCTAACGGTAATTATGCAGCTCAGCCTAATAATCGTATTCTTTGGCACGTTAACAGTTATACTACTGATGACAGCTGGCCAGATTACAAAGTTCAGACTACATACTGGGACGCAGAAGATAACAACATGGTTACAGAAGATTCGGACAAAATGTTTTACGAAATGGAAGAAAAAAGAGAAAACACTGAGTCAAATGTTGCAAGAGGGGTTCGAAAAAGAACAAAATGATTGATAAATTTATTTACAAATGTTTCGAGGCACTAGACAAAGTATGTGAATGGATGGATAATTTATTTAAAAAGAAAAAGAAAAAATGAGTAACAAACCACTTAACATCGGAGAAGAGGCACGAGTTCAAATGCCTATGAAGACGGTTGCTAGCCTGATCGTGCTCGTAGCAATGGGCGTGTTCGCATACACGGAGCTGACAGCGAGGTTAGTATCGTTAGAGACATCACGTGAGTTGTTTGAAAATGATTTGTTAAAACGAAGTGAACAAGTCCCCATAGATCAGGAGCAACATTTTTTAATCGAGGATTTGTACAAGTCCGTTGAGAAAATGGAAGAGACTCAAGAAATGAACATGACCAATAAAGTAAATATCGAGTTTTTAAGAGAGCAGCTTGATCAAGCATTGTCTGATATCGAAGAGCTGAAAGATAAAGTTAGAGCAAATGGGAGTCATGAATGACAGAGATGGTGATAGCTTTACTTATGATAATCAATGGAGAGATCAAGGAGGCACGTATCCAAACTTCAATGTCTGAATGTCTCAAGGGGTCACGTGTAGCAAAACGTCAGTTAAAACCAGATAGCAAAGTAAAGTATCAGTGCCTAAAGTCGATGGCTGAATTAGAGTTAAACATAGATGGATCAAAATCAATAAAAAAATTGATTTTGGAATGAAATTTATTCTTAGTTTAATTATTTGCTCACAAGTTGCTGGTGAATGCATGCCACCATACAAATGGCCAAAAACATTTAATACACAATACGATTGTTTAATGTTTGGGTACGAAGAATCTATTGTTAAAATGAAAGAGCTTGGTAGCACAGATGTTAATAAATATGGCATGTTCATAAAGTTTTATTGCACTCCACAACCACCTACAGTATAATAAGTAATGAATTTTAAATTTGATTTATTAAAAGCTATTAAAGAAAAAAAAGCGAAAGAAAGCTCTATTGCTGTTTTAAGAAAAAGAAGTAAAGATTCTATAGCAAGACCAAGAGCTGAAAAAAATATTTTATCAAATAATCCAAATATGCAAAAAATATAATTTTTTTATGGATGAAATAATTCCACTTTTTTCTAAATCATTATTTATACAAACTCTTAAAATAGATTCTCAAACTATCGTTCAAAAGTTAAATAATTTAAATCTAAGTGCACCAAGAGAAGATAAATTTTCAAGTGATAGAGCAACTATTTATAATGTTCTTCAGTTAGAACCTTTTAATGATTTAAATAATATAATTGAAAAACAAATAAATAACTTATTACAAAAAAAACTACATTATAATAATTCATTTGTAATATCAACTTCATGGATAACTAAAACAAAACCTAATCAAAAATCAGAAATTCATAATCATGATAATTGTTTTTTTAGTGGTATTTTATATTTACAAACTGAACTTAATTGTGGAAAAATTGAATTTTTAAACATGGATAACAAAAGATTTGATTTGCAGAGAAAAGAATATAATATATTTAATTCTAATTCATGGACTATAGAACCTAAAAATAATATGTTAATTTTATTTCCATCAGAACTTTACCACAGAGTTTTGAAAAATAATTCTAATATTACAAGGATATCTTTAGCATTTAATATCATGCCAAAAGGAATATTAGGCTCTGATGATAGTAGTTGCACTATATGATAAAAAAAATTGTTATAGTTGGGGGCGGCACTGCTGGATGGATGGCTGCATCATTTGCAAATTTTCTAACTAATCCAAATATTGAAATAACATTAATTGAATCAAAAGAAATACCAATTGTAGGAGTTGGCGAAAGCACAACTGGTGCAGTTACAGACGTTTTTAATGATCATTATAATTTAGGAGATGTAAGTGATTTTCTAAAAAAAACAGGAGCCACTTATAAATATGGAATAAAACATACAAATTGGGTAACAAATGATGATTCTTTTTTAAGTCCTATTGGTTGTTCATTTGAACAAACAAAAAAATATCCTACTTTAGATTATGATCATATAAGAATTTTACATGTAGCAGAAAATAAAAAATTTGATTCATTACTTCAAAATCGTTTGATGGACGAAAATAAACTCTATTATATATTTGGAGAAAAAAATAATCCTTATAAAGAAATAATTGGAGAAGATGGTTATAGGTTAATAAATAACAATGATATAGGTTTGCACATAGATGCTTATCTTACAGCACAATATTTAAAAGAAAAGCTATTACAAAGTAAAAGATTGAATAGAATTGAAGATACAATAACTTCTATTAACAAAGATGAAAAAGGTTTTGTAAAAAGTTTAAAATTAAAATCTGGGCAAGAAGTTTTTGCAGATTTTTTTCTTGATGTTTCTGGTTGGTCAAAAACTATTATGAAAGAAATGGGTGTAGAATTTGTATCTTTTAAAGATAATTTGATTACTAACAGAGCTGGTTTATTTCCAAAATTAAGGACAAATGAACCAATTAAAAATCACACAGTTGTGACGGGAAGAAGACATGGTTGGACATTTGAAGTACCATTGCAAACAAGAATAGGAAGAGGTTATGTTTATAATTCTGATATAAGTAGTGATGAAGATGTCATGAAAGATATTGGTGTAGAATTTAAAAAAATAATTTCTTTTGAAAATGGAAGGCTTAATAAAATGTGGGTAAAAAATGTTTTATCAATAGGTTTATGCTCACACTTTGTAGAACCATTAGAAGCTACTGGATTACACACAACATCGAGACAACTTGAATATTTTTTTAGATATTTTTTTACCTCTAATTTAGATTGTAATAATAATTATCTTATAGATGATTATAATAATCAAATTAATAGTTTTATAGATGATTTAAGAGATTTTATTTTATTACATTACCAATCTAAAAGAAAAGAAGATTTTTGGTTAGAAGCTTCATCAAAAGATAAATGGACAGAAGAGTTTAATAGAAAAATGCAAATATGGAAATCAAGAATGCCACGAGAATGTGACTATCATCACAAAGGAAGAAAACATGATTTAGGTAATGCATTATGGATACAAGTTGGTCATGGGTACGGTATTTTTAACAGTGAGGTTGCTAGACAAGAGTTAAAGTATTATAATTTAGAAAGTTTATCTAAAGAACATTTAAAATATTTAAATGATTTTTCAGATTATTGTGTTAAAAGAGCAATGACAACTAATGAGTATTATAAACTATTATGAATTTAAGTCGTAATTTTAGCCTTCAAGAATTAATTAAATCAGATACTGCAATACGTAAAGGTATTGATAACAATCCTAATGCAGACCAAATAGAAAAATTAAAAGCACTATGTGAAAATATTTTGCAACCTGTTCGGGATCACTTCGGTAGAGTCAAGGTGACTAGCGGATTTCGTAGTAGTGAGTTGTGTGTAGCTATTGGTAGCTCTGTAAATTCGCAGCACGCCAAGGCCGAGGCAGCAGACTTTGAAGTAATTGGCACAGACAACGCTGAATTATTTGATTGGATTAAATCTAATCTTGAACCAGATCAATTGATCCTCGAGTTCTACACTCCAGGTGAACCTAATAGCGGATGGATTCACTGCAGCTGGATACCTGAAGGCAGACGTGCATCTTACTTACACGCTTATAAGTCTGAAGGTAAAACAAAATATAAGCCAATCATAGGTAAAGCAAAAGATATTATTTAATGAACATTGCTATAATAGGCGCGGGGACTGTTGGGGTTCTTAGTGTTTGTCATTTTTTAGGATATGCAGATAATACAAAAATAACTTGCATTCATAATCCACAAAAAAATATTTTAGGTATAGGAGAGAGCAGTACAATAAATATGCCTTTAGTTTTATGGGAAACACTTAATTTTAATGTAGAGTTTGACGGTCAAGATTTACAATATACTTTTAAAACTGGAGTCCAATTTAAAAATTGGAGAAAACACGATTTTGTAAGTCCAATTATTCCACCAAAATATGCAATACATTTTGATAATTTTAAATTAGCTGAAGTAATATATAAAAAAATTTATGATAAATATGAAAATAGATTTCGTGAATTAAATATTGATATTACCTCTATAAAACAAAATGATGAAGAAGTAATTATCAATAATAATTATAAATTTGATTATGTAATCGATTGTAGAGGTTTTCCAAAAGATTACACAAATTACACAATGGTAGATTTACCAATAAATCATTGTCTCGTACATGGAGTTGATAAACCTGGAGATTGGAATTTTACTTATCATATTGCACATGAGAATGGATGGATGTTTGGAATTCCACTTCAAAAAAGACAAGGATGGGGATATCTTTATAACGATAATATAACAACAAAAAAAGAAGCTATTGATAACTTTAATATAATTACTAAAAAAAATATTAACTATGAAGACATAAGAGAATTTACTTTTAAACCTTTTAAAGCTAATAAATTTATAGATGGTAGAATTTTAAAAAACGGAAACTCAGCACTTTTTTACGAACCAATTGAAGCAATATCAGGTGGTTTTTATGATAACTTAAATAGATATTTTTTTGATTATATTTTTAACAAATCATTTAGTGAAACTGAGGTTAACTTTCATATTCATGATCTCGCAGATAGGTATCTAAATTTTATTTCTTACATATATCAAGGTGGAAGTATTTATGATTCAGATTTTTGGAATTATGCAAAAAATATTTGTTCACAAAATTTAAAAAATAACAAATGGTTGGAGACTATTGAAAGTATAAAACAAGAAAAGGAAGATGTTTCAAGATGGCCTTTTTCTCCAGAGGCATGGAATATACTAGACAAAAATTTATATAAAGGTACAACATTTGCATGTTAATACAAAAAGAAAAATTTTTCCCAAGTTTAGATTTTATATTGCCTGAACTCCAAGCTACAAAACTTTATTCTAATAAAGAATATAATGAAAAATTTCCAAATGATTATGGAACTTGGCCTGGATATAGAAGTGAAAATTTACCAAAAACAAATAAAAGTTTATCTAGTTTTTTTATGTATCTTTTACAAGAGATAGATTACTTTAAAGGAAAAAATTGTTCAGCTTCTCTGTATTTGCATTTAAGAACTCCTGAAGATGAGAAGGACGAATGGATACATATAGATTCTATGGGATGTGATATGTCTGTTTTAGTATACCTAAATGAGACAAATTTAAATTCTGGTACTTATTTGTATAATGATAACAAACAAGTAATAAATGATATAAAATATGTTCAAAATAGATTTGTAGCTTATAAGTCTAATTATAAACATAAAGGGTATGGATACTTTGGAAATAATACTTCGAATGGTAGACTAACCCTAAATGCATTTGTAACATTTGAAAGGGGAAAAAATGGCAATAAGTAGATCACAAATATCTAAACAAGTAGAAGGCAAGCTTCGTGGTGCGAGAGACGAGAAGAAAAAAAAGAAGAGAGTAGAAATAGCTATTAAGCGTAAGAAAAATCCTTTGTCTAGGACTTTTACTGCTTAATTAAAAATGTTATAATCTTGCATGACTAAATTATGTGCAAGAGGCAAAGCTGCAGCTAAAAGAAAATTCAAGGTATATCCCAGCGCATATGCGAACGCCTACGCTAGCAAAATTTGTGCGGGTAAAATCAAAGATCCATCAGGAATGAAAAGAAAAGATTGGGGACCTAAAGGTAAAAAAATTGGAGGAGAAGCTAAGGTAAAAGAAGTTGCTAAAGCTCTACATAAAGCATCAGGTCTTCATAAGGCACAAGCTAAAGCCTTAGACTCTGTCACAAAAGCAAACGAGGGATTAGCTATTGAAGTTCTAAAAGAAGAATCACAAAAAATTATAGATAATTTTCCAAAGAAAAAGAAAAAGAAATATATTAGAGATCCTCAATCTAGAGATAAGTTTCAACCATCTAAATCTATGTTAGTAGACTACGGTAAAAAAGTTACGACAGTAGAAAATTACTCTAGAGGTGGAGGAATTGCTATTAGAGGTATGGGATTCAAAGGAGTATTCTAATGAGTCTTAAAAAATGGTTTAACGAAAAATGGGTAGACATTGGCTCTCCCAAAAAAGGTGGAGGCTACAAAGAATGTGGAAGAAAATCTGCAAGTGGATCAAAAAGAGCATACCCCAAATGCGTGCCTGCTGCAAAAGCAGCCCAAATGACAGAATCAGAAAAGCGTTCTGCTGTTGCAAGAAAGAGAAGTAAAGCTCAAGGTGTTGGTGGTAAACCAACAAATGTAAGCACCTTTACCAAGAAGTATTACGGTGGTATGATTGAAGTATGAGTGAAAAAATGTTTAAAGCTGGCCAAGCTCTGACTAAGGCCTATAAAAAATTTGACGATTTTGCAAACAAAGGTTTGATTACAACTTTAAAACAAAAATTTAAAGGTAAGACACCTATGAGTACAGGAAACGTTTTAAGTAAAAGTAAAGCATTAACAGTATTTGATCCGAAGAAAGCACTTCCTTCAAAGTTACCTAGTGCTGCTAAAAAAGTTGGAAAATTAGGTAAACTAGGTAAGGTAGCTAGAATTGCTAGAGCAGCAACACCACTTGCTTTAGGATTTGAAGCCGCCAATCTTGCTTATAAAGTTGCAACACTTTCACCAGAAAAAAAAGCTAAAGTTAAAAAATTAAAAACTCAATTAAGTAAAAAATCAACAAAACAATCTCATGCAGATCTTTTAAAGATGAGATTTGGAGGAGATACTATGTTAAAGAACCCAAAAAAAGCTGACTTAGATAAAGATGGCAAATTATCTAGTTACGAGAAAAAAAGAGGAAAAGCCATCGAATCAAATATGATGAAAGCATCTAAAGGAAAAGATGTAGATATTGATTTAATTGAAAAAATTGTAAAACAACCTATTATTGGAAGTGGTCCAAGAACAAAAAAAGAAATAAAGAAAAAATCTATGGGTGGAGAAATGCGAGGTTATGGTGCAGCAAGAACTTCAGGCATGGGTCTACAAGATGAACAATTAGTACCGGGGAAGTCTTTAGATTATTATAAAGATTTAATGTAATGAATTATGGCTACGTCAGGAACTACAACATTCGATTTAAATATCGATGACATTATTGAAGAAGCATACGAAAGATGTGGTATGCGGACTAATAGTGGGAATGACTTACGTAGTGCAAGAAGAAGTTTAAATCTTTTATTTTCTGAGTGGGGCAACAGAGGAATTCATCTTTGGAAAGTTGAATTAAATGAAGTTGCTCTTGTTTCTGGACAAGCAGAATACACTGTGGATGCACAAGTTAACGATGTTCTTGAGGCTTACATATCTTCAACTGCTGCAGCTTCAAATAGTGCGAGCACTCAAGATGTATCTCTAACTAAAATTGACAGATCTGCTTATGCAGCATTACCAAATAAATTAGCAACAGGACAACCTTCTCAGTATTATGTGGATAGACAAACAACACCTAAAATTTTTGTTTACCAAGCACCAGATTTAAATACTTATACAACTTTAAAATTTTACACAATTAATAGAATTGAAGATGCTGGAATCTATACAAATCAAGCTGATGTAGCGTACAGATTCTTACCTTGTATGTGCTCAGGACTTGCATATTATTTAGCACAAAAAAGAGCACCTGATAGAATTCAATTACTTAAACAATTGTATGAGGATGAATTATTAAGAGCATTAAATGAAGATGGTGCAAGATCATCTGTTTATATTTCACCACAAACTTATTTTGGAGATGGAGTATAATGGCATTTGCAAGAGGTAAAAGATCACTAGCAATATCTGATAGATCAGGACAAGCTTTTCCATATATAGAAATGGTTAAAGAATGGAATGGTTCTTTAGTACATATCTCTGAGTTTGAAGCAAAACATCCTCAATTAGATCCACCTCATCATAAAGCAGATGCTATCGCTTTAAGAAATACTAGATCACAAAAATTTCAACAACCACAAACTGTTGCACAAAACGATCAAACGCTAGCAGACTCTGGTGGTATTGTTGTTGGAGTTGCAAACTTATCCTTACCGGGAGACTTTGCTTTTAAAACTCAAGAATTTAATGTTACATCAAATGGTATAACAACAACTATTCATAGTATGGTTCCAGAAGATCCATCAGTGCAAAATAGAAGAAGAGAGCTTATTTCATCTATAGGTTCAGTGGGGGTTAGTATTTCATAATGGCTATTACATATTCAGATTTTTTAACTCAAGTAAGAAACTATACAGAAGTTGATTCTACTGTTTTGACAGATGCAATTATTCAAGATTTTATTAGATCTGTTGAATTAGATGTTGCGGGTAAAGTTGATTATGATGATTTAAGAAAATACTCTACCTCTAATTTTACAGCAGGAAATAGATATGTAAGTCTACCATCTGATGCTATGATAATTAGATCTGTTCAAGTAATAGATGGAAGTACAAGAGTTTTTCTAGAAAAAAGAGATACAAGTTTTATTTCTGAATTTAATAGTGCAGGCACACAAGGAACTCCTAAATACTTTGCAAATTGGGACGATTTTACTATTCTTGTAGCTCCTATTCCTCCTACTGCTTTGACAATTCAGATTAATTATATTGTTGATCCACCTAAATTTACTTTAGCTGACACTACATTTTTATCTAAGTATCAAGAGTCTATGTTATTGCATGGTGTTTTAGCAGAAGCTTTTAGATTTTTAAAAGGACCAGACAATCTATACAATCTATACCAAACAAAGTATACTGAAGAA